TGATTAAACACTGATTGAGTGAGAGTGTAGATCGATATTACTTCATAGCCCCGAGTTCCCGGTACCGTTAGGTACCGAGGATCTGCCCACATATCTCTTGTGGAGATTGCAGACGCTTCGGGTTCATCCAACAAATCCGGAGGGCTCCGCGTATAAATACTATACGTGGGCAATAGCGTATCGCCACTGTGAGGGACCTCGTTAGAGATCTTGCAGTGGCGGTAGCTCTTGAAGTATGACCCTTCCCAACCCAGATGTGCATGAGGAAATTTCTTTCGGGTTTTGACCCCGTCCGTAGTAACCTCAACGATTGTTATTCGTTTCTTATGCCCATCCCAGCTACCGATTAGGTGGCCGTCGCCATAACCATCAGGACCAAAGATGATCAGGTCAGGGTGGATCCATTTCTCACGAAGTTCTTGCGCCAGTTGAACCTCTCCTGTGCGCATATAGTGATTGTGGAGGGTGAAGAGAGTCTCCGGCGATACTAAATGTTTCTGATAGTACGGCCGGATATCGAGGCCTAAAAAGAAGTCTGCTCCGCATGATTCGCGGAATGGGCCATCGCTGTACGACTTTTTGGTGTTAACCGTAAAGCCGCAGTAAGCAAAGACGCACTCCACTAAGCTGACAGCCTTCGAGGGTATAATCAAATCATCCCCGAAGATACTTAAGTCAGCCTTTTTCAATTGAAGGTGATCCAGACACGCCCAGGCGAGAGAGTAGAAAATCAGACTCTCCAGCTCAAACGTGTACGAGTTTCCCATCGTGCTGAATTTCTCCAGTCGTATGGTCAATCCGTTATAGGTCACCTCCCGAGTCCTGGCTACGGCTAATTGCACGAACCAGTCGTCGGGGAGTAGAAACGCTACCATCTGTGTAGCAATGGTATCGCTTGCCGCTGAGAAATCTAAAGTAGCCAATTGGTTAGAAAGGCTACCGACATATGCCAAGCGCCTATTACGGCCTTGGTCGTCAAGATTCACATTGGCCTTCTTCAGACGCTTCCGGATTGCTCTGCCGAGTCCTTGTTGGAAAAGGACATTGAGTCCTGGCTCGACAGTGATGGTCCGGTACTTCTTTGCGTCTTTAGGTACGAACTGTAACCTACCTGGGACCACGGATACTTCCACGAAATAATTGCCAACCTCATCATATTCGGGGGTTTCCCCCCAAGATACTTCAAGGTGGCTGTGGTGTACCGTATATTCAGGGAGCTCCGCTAGTACTTTATGTACGTACGGGGCCAGTTCGGAACTACACTCAGGTTGCTCGCCTAATTTCACACGTGAACAGGCGAACTTTTTGTAGACGTTTGTCTGCGCCCCTGGGCCGAATCGGAAATGCAAGTCCTCCAACGCTGGAGCTGAACCTAGAATACGAGCTATTTTTGCCCGTGCAGACACCAAAATGGCGTCCCACGGATACCCCATCGGGGTACCTAGCCTGTACTCACAGAACCGCTCGTTAACGCGTTGACAACTCAATTCAGCCTGAACGAACCCCTTAAACGCCTCCAATGTTTTGGAGGATCCACCCAGCTTCAAAGGCTCAAACTTTTGGAAAAAAGCGAGAGCCTGTCGAGCGTGGATAAGATGCACGGGATCGTCTCCGTACTTGTAGTGGAGTTCGTAAGCCAGCAGAGCAGCCCAATCCCGCTTGCGCAAAATATCGCACAAAACTTCGCGGTGAGGGCCGGATTTCTCCGCATGGCCAAGAGCAAGACTCGAGAGAATCTCAACCGATTGATCATAGGTGTGACAGTCCGTCCACCCTGCTTTCTTTAGCATGTTAACTCCTTAAAAGTAACGACGGCGCTAGCCGCGGGTGTTGTGGCCGCTGACGAAATTGTCAGTTAGGCCAGAGCTCGTTCACCAGACCATACGGTACGACGCGAGTATTCGCCGCATCGCGGATCAAGTCCGCGGTAACAGCAGATACTGCGACGACCTGGGTCGTGGTGGAACCAGCCCCCGACAGCAGGTGAGCGAGCATGCGGGCCAAATCAGCCCGAGTCTCGTTCGTTCCCTGCGTACCCGAGTAAAAAGTCACTGACACAGCGTCTTCATCGACGACTGTGGGCGACGCTTGGATACCCATTGCATTAACGGTGCCGGACGGGATGACAGCCATGATCGGCTGGACCATCTTGATGTTGGAACGTCGTTTCCCGGATTTCATGGTTTCGGATTGAATTTCGATCCGAGCCTGACCTTCCAAGCTCACACCAGAGAC